TACAACTAGACGAGCCAGAACAAGGTAACGATCACGCTATTGACGCTTGTAAATATGTTGCGAGTTGGTACGCAAGAACAAGATATCTTTCATAATAAAAATAAATTGATATCATATTAATTTAATTGATATATTTGCACTAACTATGTGAAGTTGCATAGTACTAAAATGGAACGAAAAGACAACACAATACTAATTAAGTCTAAGTTATACTTGATATAGCTTAGGCTTTTTTTATTAATATGGTAACAAAATCAATTAGTTTATTTGGGCGTGAACTTGTAAGAGTTGAGCGTAATAGAGCGGGAGAGTTTACCTACACTTTTTTAGATGGTGGTAATGACTTTGTTAATAGTGAAAAGTATTTAGTTACATCTCTAGAAAACCCAGTATTAATGACAGTACTAGCTTTGCGTTCTCGTTTGTATTCGCAAATGGAAATTAGACACGTTGACAAGAATAATAAGATAATTGAAAATAGTCCTTACTTAACTTTATTAAGACAACCTAACTATTTTCAAAGTCAAGAGGATTGGCTATTTCAACAAGCGTGGTTCTTAAGTGTCGGAGGTACTAATTTCATCTATGAGCGAAAAACATTTACAAATGAAATACCTAAAGCGTTATACAACCTTATTCCTGCTGAAATAGATTTCAATCAATCGCATAAACTTAGTAAGTGGATAACCACACAAGCTGATAAAAAAGCATTTGGGGATCGTTATATTAAATATACTTTAGATAATACTATTTATAATATTAAACTTAGTGAGTTGATTCCTTTGTACGATATGGCAAACGGAATGACTAACAATAGCTTTTTTAGTTCTCCAAGTAGAGTAAAAGGGATTCATAAGATATTGCAAAATATCGATGCTAATTTGGCTAGTAAGAATAAAAACTTACAAATGAGTGCTAAGTATCTAAGTCAAAACGAAAGTACAGGAAACGAGGCGCAAATTAGAGATGATGATCGTTTAGATATTGAGCGGACATTTAGCCGAAAGGATTTGTTAATTACCAACGCTAATATAAAAGTTCAGCATCTAGTAAGCGATATGAAACGGTTGTTTTTAGATGAGCAGTTTGCTGACGATGCTAACAAAGTACTATTAGCTTTTGAAATGAATAAGAACGTACTTAATTACTTCGCTAAAGATTCAACTTTTGAAAACCAAAGCGAGGGAATTATAAGCTACATTCAAAACTCTATTCAAACAACTGCTAAAAATACAATGAACAGTTTGAGTAGTCAATGGGGATTGATTGATAAAGGGGAAAGATTAGTAGCGAGTTACGACCATTTAGCCAGTATGCAGCCAGTTGTAACTAAAAAGATACAATCATTTACTGAAATGCAAAACGCTATTAAGTTAGCTATTGAAAACGGTACAATGACTGCAGTTGAAGCTAAAAAAATGAGTGATGAGTTTAAAACTAAATTAGGATTGTAATGGGAACTAAATTAACACTATACGAGATTAATAAGCAGTTGCACAAAAAAGATTTAGACGATAAGTTAAAACAGTCTTTGGAGGATAAAAAGGAAATATTGTTAAAAGATAAAGAAGTTAAGAAATGATTTACTGTAAAGAATTAAAAAAGGAATTTGCTAATAAAGCAGACCTTTTCAAAGAATTGGTAAAAAATGAAGTTGAAATAACTGACCTAAAAAAAGGTGCTTTAAAGTCAACAGATAACGTTTCTGTTTTTGGAATTAAAGATACTCAAACTATTAAGGCTTTATCATTTGTAAAAGATGGTTATGTATATCCAGTAATCAATACAACTAACTATTTTGATTCTCACGGAGATGTACACTTTCCTAATTTATGGAATAAAACTCTAAAAGACAAAGCAAAAAGAATTTTTTACGTTCTTGAACACGAACTTGAATTAGATAGTGTTATTGCATTTCCAAATGATGTTAATGCTTTTGTTAAAATAGTAAGCTGGTCTGACTTAGGAAAAGACTATAACGGAACTACACAAGCGTTAATATTTGAAATACCTAAATCAAAGATTAAAATTGATAAAGTAGCTGAACTATTCAATGAACAAGTCAACTTTGAGAATAGTGTAAGGATGCGTTATATTAATGTAAATCTAGCTATTAACTCAACAGATTCAGACTACGAAAAACAAAAAGCACTTTGGGATGCTAGAATTGATTTAGTAGCTAATAAAGAAGAAGCTATTTCAAATGGTTATATGTGGTGCGTTGACGAGGCTAGTATTGAAAAAGAGGGTAGTCTTGTATTGTTCGGATCAAATGATGCAACGCCAGTAATATATCAAAAAAATAATTCATTAACTAAATGTGATAGTTGCGATGAAGAAACAGAAGATTACGAAGCCGAGAATGGCGAAATAGTTTGCAAGAAATGTGGAAATAAAAAACCAAAGCCGAAGAAAAGCACTTTGGATAATATAGAAGCCGAGAAATCACTTCAAGCCGAGCAAGATGCTCAAAAAGAATTATTAAAACAACTATTAAAGAAATTTTAAAGATGGAAGAAATCATTAAAGAATTGGGTCTAAAAATTGACGCAATGAAAACAGAAACAGTTTCTAAAGTTGAACTTATTGAAATTATGTCAAAAGTTCAGCAATTGGAAATAGAAGGTGCAGAAGTAAAAACGCTAAAAGCAAACATTGAGGAATTAGCGTTAAAAGTTCTTGACCTTGAAACTAAAGGAGTTCAAAACAACGTTCCAGAAAGTTTAAGTACTTTGCTTACTGAAAAAGCAGACGAACTAAAAGCAATGAAAGACAAATCAGGCGCAAGTGTTAAAATCACTTTCAAAGCGGTTGGTACAATGGCACTTTCAACTAACACAACTGGACAGATTCCACAAGCTGAAAGAGAAGCTGGAATTACTAGAATTGTAAGACGCAACCCTTTTATTTTAGAATTGGTAAACGTTGGTTCTATTATGTCAAATGTTTGGGAATGGGTTGAGCAAAAGAATGCAGAGGGTGGTGCAGCTATGACTGCAGAAGCTGCTGCTAAATCTCAAGCTGACTTTGATTTAGTTGTTGCAAGTGCTAACGTTAAGAAAGTAACTGCTTACATCAAAATCACTAAAGAGATGCTTGACGATGTGCCTTTGATGCGTTCAGAAATTGACCAAGAGTTGACTGAATTGATTAACTTAAAAATTGATGAGCAATTATTGAGTGGCTCAGGTTCAGGTGCTAACTTAACTGGTATTATCACAAACGCTACTGCGTGGGCGGCTGGTGCTTTTGCTTTGGCTATTCCAACACCTACAAAATGGGATGTTTTGAGAACTGCAATTAACCAAGTTCGTGTTAACTTGTTTGAGCCTACTTATATCGTTGTACATCCAACAGATGTTACAGGAATGGAATTGTCTAAAGATTCAACTGGTCAATACATTATGCCTCCATTCGCTGCAGTTGATGGTACTATCATCAGCGGTATTCGTGTAGTTGCTAATACTGGAGTTACTATTGATAAATTCCTAGTAGGTGATTTCCAAAAAGCGGGTGTTCGTTTCAAAGAGGGATTGACAATCAACGTAGGTTATGAGAATGATGACTTTACTAAAAACTTAGTTACAATCTTAGCAGAAGCTAGATTAGTACAAAGAGTTAAGTCTAATCACTACGGTGCATTTGTTTACGGTGATTTTAGCGATGCAATTACTGCATTAACTAAAGCATAGTAAGATGGGATTTTTGCAAGATAGTACAGTAGAAGTAACCTACAATGGTAAAACTACACGAGTAGCTAAACAAGATGCTCATTTGTACGAGGTTAAAGAAACAAAAGTAAAAAAAGAAACTAAAACCAAAGAGTAATGTCAATTTGTACTATTTCTCACTTTCAACAGTCAAACGAGTTATACATTCCGTTAAGTGTTGCTGATCCCGTATCTAATGCGAGTGAAGCAAGTACCGACAATGTGGATTATTTGACTAACTTAATTGCTAGAGTTGAGAAAAACATACTATTGAACGCTTTAGGTTTAGCGACTTATAACACACTTCAATTGGCTATATCGGATGACTTTGTTAATCCGATATATGCCTCTTATGAAAAGCTAGTAAAAGGTGATGAATACGATGGTAAAATATGGGTTGGATTAGAGTACGATTACTCTTTGATAGCTTATAAGATATTTGAGGAGTTCACAACCCAAACGGCTAGTAGATTGTCAGCAGTTGGAGCAGTAACAGTTAATCCACAAGGAGCGCAATTGATCTCGCCTAAGTATATTATTACAAATGCAAACGCTAATTTTTTAAGACAGTATCAAGGCGGTTACTTAAACGAGCCTATCATTTCGGATGATGGTTTGTTTGTTGATTGGTTTGGTTATCAAGATGAGTTAAACGTTTCAATGTATCGGTATTTAGTAGATAAAAAAGCTGACTTTGTAGATTGGAGCGAAGAAAATTTCAGACCTAGCCAAGACTTTAAAAATTCATTTGGAATATGATAGTATTTGAAACTTCGATTGATGCGATTGTAAACGTACTTCCTAAAAGCGTTGATGCTAAGGATACGGAGCGAAGTATTCAATTTGGATGGGGTACAATAGAAGAACTTAACAAGTACTTACTACTACCTTCAAATCGTTCTAAATACCCTTTGATATGGCTAACAACTGGGAAGGATAAAAACAACCTTAGAGAGCCTAATGTAACACGTAGAGCAAGATTAATCTTTGCAACACGTTCGGCAAACTCAAGCGAGTTAAATCGTTATCAGTTTAGAAATGACTTCGATGTTATTTTGCAACCAGTACTAGATAATTTTTTATACGCATTAAGCAATAGCGGAATAAGTATGTACGATAATACAGACTTTGAAACTGAAAGACTGCCTAATTATTCGGTAGTTTATAGACAAGACAACGAGGATAAAACAAAGTCTAATCAAATAGCAATTTGGAACGCTATAACACTTGATGCAACGATTACAATAAACGGTTCAACAAACTGTTTAAAACAAATTTTTTACAACAATTAAATCATAAAATATGATAGCAATTAATCAAAAAGATTGTGCGACATCAATCAAAAACTTAGGACTTGCCGACTGTATTATTCAGAACGGTAGAGTTGTAGGTAAAATTCTAACTTCTCCAAGTTGGTCAATTGACACAACAAGCGGAACTTTAGATTTGGCAGCAGTTAACGACTTAATTCAAGATGGAACATTTATTCCAGTATTAGGTGCAGTTGAAGCAGTAAATGGAACTCCAGAAGCTACAACAGAAGAATATCAAGGAGGTGTAATGTCAGTTGTTCGTAACGGACTACCAATGTTTACTTTTAAATTCTTAAAAGGTTGGGGTTATGCAAGAGCATTATACTCTTTAAACTCTTTTCAACAATATAAATTATTGTTAGTTCACGAAGATGGTAGTATATCTGGAACAGTAAACGGAACTACTTTTAGTGGTTTTAGCTTAGGAATGTTAAATACTGGTACTTACTTCTTTACAGATGGTTCTGTTAGTGGATATGTTAACACAGTAGTTCAAATGACTAGCACAGATGAGTTTAACTTAAACGCCGCGACTATTGATAGAAGCACTTTAGGTTTTGATGCAAATCAATTACTACCTATTACCGATATTGTAATGACTGGTAGAGCAGACGCTTCTGAAAATAAAGTTTACTTTAAAGCTAAATTTGCAATGAACCAAGCTCAAAACTTGGGTGGTATTGCAATTGCAAACCTTAAAAGTACAGTTGAAGGAGTTGTTGATACAATTACTGCACTTTCTTTGAGTTATAATTCAGCAACAGAGGAATGGAGTTACACTCCAACAGCAACTTTAACAGCAACAGATACGGTTGTAGTTGAACTTGTTGATGGATCAAAAGATGTAGCAAAAATTGGTACTAGATACTTTAAAGGAAAAACTGCGACAATTGTTACAGTAGCCTAAGTTTAACCTACTTAAAAAAAATACCTATCAATTAAATTTGGTAGGTATTTTTGTTTATATTTGCAAGAGAGAAGTAATTAAAAGGGAATGAGAAGCAATCTATATTTATGGGTTGCTTCTTTTTTTATAAATCAAACATTATGGAAATATTCGGCAGACACATATTTGGAAGCGATGCACAAGAATTTATTGATTTATGTTTTGAGGATCAAGTGGCTTATATTGAAAAATACACAATCCAGAGAGATAAAGAACAAATTAAAATATTATTAGATAATATAGCAATAAGTAAGGTTGATGAATGTTTAGATTGTAAGAAACAAAGAGAAAGCTATGGCAGTAATATCAGCAAAAGAGTTTCAGAAACGGTTGCAAGTAGTGAACAACAAGGAAGTATTGGAGCAGATGATGTCCGAGATAATACTAGGCGATCAAAAGTTAAAACAAGAAAAAATAAATGAGTTTACTAAAGGACAAAATCCTGATGGTTCATTAATTGGAAATTATCGAAGTGCTGAATATGCAATTAATAAATACCAAATGAACCCATTAGCGGGTGGACACGTCGATTTGATTTTAACACGTTCATTTACTAATCAATTGTATGTTGAACAAGTAAGACCAAGAACTTATTTATTTAATTCTAGCGATTACAAAACTAATAGTTTAATAGGTAAATATGGAATTGATATAATGGGATTAAATCAAGATTATTGGAACAATAGACAAGAACAAGTTTATTTACCAGTATTTAGATTTATGATTAAAAGAAAAGCAAATTTATAATGCCAAAGTACGATTCTATAAAAACTATTCCAGCAGATGTATTCTTTGAAATAAAGAAAACAAACAATTTGCAACTACTAAAACCTAAACCTAGAGAAAAGGATTTAGATAAAGTATTTGAGGCAATAGATGATGATTTTTATACACGTTCTAAAAATGCAGAAGCGAAAAGATATTTAGAATTGTTTTCTACTATAAACTATCTTAACTTTAAAATAGCAACTCTTAAAACTACATTACATTCG